ATTTTTCAAGGCGACAAACAATTGGATGTTGAACCTCCCCGTGGAGAGGAAACCCCAGAACCCCCTCCACAGCCGCCTTCTCCGACAATTCCTCCTGCCCCACGCACACCACAACGAGTTGCGGCGGAAAAGGAAATCACTCGACAGATTCTCGCAACCGATGACACGACTATTTCAAATGTCAGTGCCCCCGTAGGTCCAAATGAAGAGACAAAACGCCAGTTGCAAGAACTGTTCAAAAAAGCCGACGAAATGGGCCTTCGGGAGGCTATTAAGTTTTTGTCCCATTATGTGAAGCCATAATAAGTCACTCGTTTCAAGCCTATGACAGACCAAGATACAAGACAGTTATTGTGTACCTTTTCCAACGACAAGGATTTCCGCACCGTTGCCGACGAGATACGTAAATTTTACGAAGTGTACAGCAATCGTGTTTTTGCCTTCGTTAACGCCCAAAACCCCAAAGAAATCTATTTGACATACAACGTTCTGAACATGCGAAAGGATGCTCCGAAGTTTCCAAATACGATTCTTATTCACCGTAAGAAGCAGACCAATACGCTTTATACTTTGAACGCCATGAATCGCCTCATCGAGGAAGAACATGGGTGCGCCGACAAGACGTATCAGGTCAATTGGAAGCTGTATGAGAACTCGCTTATAATAACTGGTGATGTTTCTATCCGCATTATTCCTCTCAAAATCTCCACAATCATGGACTGAGTTATGACTTCCCCCGAGACGTTGGAATACCATCGCAAGTGGAGACTCTCTAACCAAGAGAAGGTTAAGTTGTACCGACAAAATAACCGAGAGAAACAAAAGGAATGGTCTCGGCAATGGAGGGATACTCACAAGGAGAAATGCCGAGAGTACGTCAAACTGTGGAAGTCCAATAATCCCGAGAAGTCTCGTGAAATAAATGCGAATGCACGTCTCAAAATGTATTACGGCATAACGCTTGAAGACTATAATAGAATGCTTGAAGAGCAGGGAGGATGCTGTGCTATTTGCGGAAAGCCGAGCACCGATTATAAGAGAAATCTTCATGTTGACCATGACCACTTGACAGGGAAAGTTCGAGGACTTCTATGTGTCAGGTGCAATTATGGAATTGGATATTTTGGTGAAGATACGACTTTACTTGAGAATGCAAAAGTGTACCTTACCAAATATGCGGGGTTAAAAAAAGTCAAAGATTTTTGTTAAAATAAGTTGTTGAAGGTACTGGTTTATGGTTTAATGGTGATAGTTATAGGGGAGTTAGTTAAGACTTGAACCCATCGTTCGATGATTAACACTTACCTAGTTAAACCATTAAAAAAAGGAAACAAAATGCCAGTAAATGTAGCAAAGCTTGCAGAGCGCCTCAAGCAATTTGAAGACGGCGCAAAAGCCTCCGAGTTCGCAAAACTTCTTTGGAGACCCAAAGAGGGAACTCAAACCATCCGCATTGTCCCATACAAGTTCAACCCTGAGAATCCGTTCATAGAGTTGAAGTTCTATTACAAGCTTGGTGGGAACAACTACCTCGCCCCGTGTACCTTCGGTAAGCCAGACCCCATTCTGGAAACCATCGAAGCCCTCCGTGCAAGCGGAAGCAACGAAGAGAAGGAAATCGCCGCAAAACTCGCCCCCGTTACTCGCACTTACGCACCAGTCATTGTGCGTGGTGAAGAGGACCAAGGCGTCCGTTTCTGGGGCTTCGGAGTGCAAGTGTACAAGCAGCTTCTCAAGCTGATGACCAATGCCAAATACGGCGACATTACCTCGTGGACCGAAGGCCGAGATATTGAAGTCGAATTCCACAAGGAAAGCAAGAAGAAAGGCAAGGATGGTAAGTCCTTCCCCGAGACGACTATTCTCGCTGACCCCAACATCACCCCAGTCGTTGACCCAACCCGCCGTGACTACATGGAGAAGTTGAAGGACCAAACGGACATCCTTACAATCTTCCCCTTGAAGTCCTACGACGAACTCAAGGCCGCTGTTGAGAAGTGGTTGAACCCCGATGACGCCGAGGCTGCTGCCGAAGCTGCCAACGAGGCTCATGTCGCTTCCACAACTGCTGCTGCGACCAGTCCTGCTCCTGCCACTGCGGCTCCTGCCGCAACTTCAACGCCAGCCACGACTCCTGCGGCTGCTCCTGTAACTCAATCCACAACCGCAACGGCCACGCCGTCAAACGCCAACCTTGCGAATGAGTTTGAGAAGTTCTTCCAGAGCTAATCCTCTGCGGAGATAGATAAAATAACTTGCGAGGATAGTACGAAGAGTGCTATCCTCGCAAGCATCTAATCAAGGAATTTTATGGCAGAGAAAAAGAAGAACCCCAGTAAGCATGTCGAAAGTGACGCCATCATTGACCGTGATGAAATGGCAGTCGCCCTTCAAAAAGAACTCAACAAAGCAAACAAGGATGGGAGTAAGGCTTCTTTCTTTCTCGATGAAGAGGATGACCCCTCGAAAGTGACAGACTGGCTGTCCACGGGGTCGAGCATTCTCGATTTAGCAATTTCCAACCGAAAGAAAGGTGGAATGCCAGCGGGTAAGTTTATTGAACTCTCGGGCCTCGAAGGCACGGGCAAGAGTTTGATTTGTGCCCAGATGATTGCCGAGACTCAGAAGCGTGGCGGTCTCGCTGTGTTTTTCGATTCTGAATTTGCAGTTGATAAGACATTCTGGGTAGCCCTTGGGATTGATGTCAAAAACGTCAACTATGTTCCCTTCACCACCCTCGAAGAACTCTTCACCAAGATGGAGCTATGTGTTGGTGCTTTCCGCAAAGTTAGCAAGGACCGACTCCTGACCATCTTTGTTGACTCCCTGACCCAAGCTTCCGTTGAAAGTGAAATGGAGTCTGAGCATGGAGTGGATGGATTTAGCACCGGAAAAGCCAAGGTCATTGCCAAGGCGATGCGAAAGATTACAGGACTCATTGCTCGTCAGCGCATCCTCACGGTATTCACCAATCAACTGCGCTACAACATGAATAGTGGACCGCACGGTGAGAAGTGGATTACTCCCGGCGGAAAAGCATTCCCATATGCATGTTCGGTTCGTGTTCGCTTCGTCAGCCTCGGAAAACTCAAGAAGGGCGACGATATTATCGGTATGAAGTGTCAAGCACAAGTCATTAAGAATCGTCTTGGCCCCAACTGGCGCACGGCTGCGTTCGAGATTCACTATGACTCGGGCATTCAGAACTACAAGAGTTGGGTTGATTTCATGAAACTTCATGGTATCATTACTGGTGACTGGCGTTGTTGGAAATACACCCGCCCAAGCACTGGTGAGAAAATCGAGTTCAGCACAGCCGAGTTCGTTGATAAGATGAATTCAGACGAAGCACTCAAGGAAGACGTGTACAACTCCATCTCTGATACTTACATCATGCAGTATCGTGACCCCAGTGCCAAGCCAATCATCGAAGACGTTGAAGAGACTGGCGACGAGAACGATGACATCACCAAGAACGCAGTTCAAGAAGACTAATCTACAAACCTATGAATCTATCTGAACTTGCAGCAAAGGTTGAAGAGGCGCAGGAAGCGTGTGTTTCAGCCAACATTGACCCATCACAGATTACGGTAGTCAGTGTTGATTACAATACATCAATGCCCGTGAAACATACAGAGTTTAACCCAGATAGTCCTGTCTTCAAACTCAATGTTGACCATTAGAATAACTATGAAAAAAGTAAATCTATCCCAAACTGTTGACGCCCGAGTGTGGGCGAAAGAATGGCTCAAAACCATCAAAAAGAATCCATCCATCCCAACTGACGAAGGAACTATGATAGGTTGGTTCGCCAATGCTATCATGGCGGGGCATGACGATTGCTATCGAACGTATCATTTCGCTATGACCGAGGATACCTACAAGGAAACCAAGGCGGCGTACAAGAGATTGACGAAGAAGGTAGAAGCGTAATGGAACTCAGCCAGCAAGAGAAGTCCAGACTCTACGGCATCCTCCAAACCTTGAAGGGTGGTCCGAAGAAAGACTGGAAGAGAGACACCAATTCCAGCGTTCTCTTGGTGGATGGGACCAATACGTTCATGCGATGTTGGTGTGCTAACCCAGCAATGGATGAAAATGGTAATCACACTGGCGGCGTCGTAGGGTTCTTGAAGTCCATTGGATACGCCATCAAGCTTCTTGCCCCGACTCGTTGTGTCGTCATTTTCGATGGTGTTGGTGGGTCATTCAAGCGTCGTCAAATTTTTCCCAACTAC